ACACATGCAGAAGATCACTTGTATGACGCATTACGATACGGTATAATGACTAGACCACGAAGTAGCATATTTGATTTTGATCCTGCTGCACAACGTACAGGCTTTCAAGCATCAGACCCCACATTTGGATACTAAGGAAATAAAATGGCAGAACAAGATTTTGAAGAGATGATTATGGACATGGAAGAAACTTCAGCTATAGAAGATGTTGCTGCAGATGATTACAGAGATCCACTTACAGGTCACATTGTCCAGTTTGTTAAAGATAAATACAGTAAAGCTGATACAGCTAGACAACTAGATGAAGAACGTTGGATTCAAGCTTACAGAAACTATCGTGGACTATATGGACCTGATGTACAGTTTACTTCTACAGAAAAGTCTCGTGTGTTTGTAAAGGTAACTAAAACAAAAGTTCTTGCAGCTTACGGTCAGATAGCAGAAGTATTGTTTGGTGGTAATAGATTTCCAATAAGTATTGATCCTACAGTTTTACCCGATGGCGTAGAAGATACTGTTAGTTTTGAAACTAACCCTGAAGTAAAAAAAGCAGTCGATGCAGAGATGGCTGAGTTACTTCCAGGTGAAACACTACCAGAGTTTAAAGAAAGACTTGGTGCTTTATCTGGTGTACTAGAGCCTGTTATCGAAGATGTAAAACCTGCCCCAGGAAAAACTCCAACATCGGCTCAGTTACACCCTGCTGAAGTTTCAGCAAAAAAGATGGAAAAGAAGATTCATGATCAACTAGAAGAATCTCATGCAAAGAAACATTTACGTGCTGCTGCTTTTGAGGCAGCACTTTTTGGTACAGGGGTTATGAAAGGTCCATTTGCTGTAGACAAAGAATATCCAAACTGGGATGAAGAGGGTAACTACTCTCCAATGTTTAAAACAATCCCACAGACTACATCTGTATCTATCTGGAACTTCTATCCAGATCCTGATGCAGCTACAATGGAAGAAGCAGAGTATGTTGTAGAACGGCACAAGATGTCACGTTCTCAAGTACGTGCTTTAAAAAATCGTCCATACTTCCGTGAGAATGCCGTAGACAATGCTCTAAGGCTTGGTGAAAGCTACCGTAAGCAGTGGTGGGAACACATCATGGAAGACAACTCAGAAGAAGATAGAGCTGATCGTTTTGAAGTTCTAGAGTTCTGGGGTTTTGTGGACAGAGAAATAATAGAAGATCAAGGTGTAGATATACCTAAAGATCTAGAAGATGCAGAACAGCTAAGTGTAAATATCTGGATTTGTAATGGGCAAGTTATAAGACTTGTGATGAACCCATTTACTCCAGCTTATATTCCTTACTATGCAGCTCCTTATGAGATGAATCCATACAGTATTTTTGGCGTAGGTATTGCTGAAAATATGGATGATACTCAAACACTAATGAATGGCTTTATGCGAATGGCAGTAGATAACGCAGCATTGTCTGGTAATCTATTGATTGAGGTAGACGAGACTAATCTCGTCCCAGGGCAAGACCTCTCCGTGTATCCAGGAAAAGTGTTTAGGAGACAGGGAGGGGCACCTGGTCAAGCCATCTTTGGAACTAAGTTTCCTAACGTAAGTAATGAGAACATGCAGATGTTCGATAAAGCAAGGGTATTAGCAGATGAATCAACTGGTTTTCCTTCTTTCGCTCATGGCCAGACAGGCGTTAGCGGAGTGGGTCGTACTGCTTCTGGTATTTCTATGCTTATGTCTGCTGCCAACGGTAGCATACGTAATGTTGTTAAAAATATAGATGACTACCTATTAGCACCATTAGGCAAAGCCTTCTTTGGTTTTAACATGCAGTTTGACTTTGATAAAGAAATTAAAGGTGACTTGGAGATAAAAGCTCGTGGTACAGAAAGTCTTATGGCTAATGAAGTGCGTAGCCAACGCCTCATGCAATTTATGCAAGTGGTATCAAACCCTGCACTCGCTCCATTCGCACGTATGGACTATATTGTACGTGAAATTGCTAAGTCAATGGATCTTGACCCAGATAAAGTTGGCAACAATATGGGGCAAGCTGCGGTCCAAGCTGAAATATTAAAACAATTTAGAGAGAATAATCCACCTCCTGCACCACCTCCAGGGGTAAATGCTCCTCAGAACGCACCTGCTGGCGCACAAGTGCAGGATACCCAAGGTAGTGGGGGTGGTACTATAGGAACAGGAACAGCCCCTCAGCCAGGAGAACAGGGCTTCTCAGGTAATACTGGTCAACAACAGATACAATGAAACTAGTCGTGAACAATACTTTAAAACCTTTCGTAAACAATCCAGAGTTGTACAATCCGTTTCTGGAAGAAATAGTAAATAGAATAGATAAAGTTCATAAACGTCTTGAGCAGCTTAACGATATAGAAGAAGTATATCGTGCTCAAGGTGAGATACGTATGCTTAGATCAATGTTAAGACTTAGGGAAGACATTAATGGCTAATACAGCAGAACAAATGGAAATGTTTGGTTACACTCCTGAAGGGGCAAAACAAGAAGCTAAAAGACTTGCATCTGATATTAATACAGATTTAACATTTAAAGAAGCTGCAACTAATGTTGGTAGTATAGTACCTGGAATTAGTACAGCTATGACTATTGCAGAAATAGAAGAGGAATTAAAAAAAGAAAATCCTAGTTATGGTAAAATAGTTTTACTTGGTGGTTCTGAAATAATTGGACTTATTCCTGGCCTTGGAAATGCAGCAAAAGCTGGATTAAGAGCTGCTGCTAAAAAAATAGGTGCTAATAAAATTGTAGATGCTCTAGATGCACCTAAACCTAAACCAGAGTCTGAAATAATAGCTGGACCTGGATCTGAATCTTATTACGATAAAAATTTAGATAAAGCTATAGAACTTAAAAAACAAGGAGCTAGTCCTGCAGAAATTGAAACAAAAACTGGAAGGGTTGAGACTGCTGATGATTTTATAACTTATAAAACTGCTCCAGGATTTGATAGGTATAATATATTTAAATTTGAAATAGACGACACCGATGCTCAATTATTTGGTCAATATCAAACTGGCATTGGTGCTAATAAAACGTTTGCAAAAACAAGAGATGCATCTGTACAAAATCCAGCTCGTTTAGGTCAAGTGCTTGATCACCCTGAACTTTTTAAAGAGTATCCAAAACTTAAAAATATAAAATTTGCATTTAGAAGTAAAAAAGGACAAGAAGGAGCATTTAGCTCTGATGGAGGAGGCTTAGGTCCAACTATATTTATAGATGAAAAATTTAAAAATAAATCTCTAAATGATCCTAAGCTACGAGATGTTCTTTTTCATGAAATACAACATGCAGTTCAATATGCAGATTTTTTAGAATCTGGTTTAAAGATAATGAGTGGTAATCCAGAATATTACGCACACATTTTATCTAGACCTGTTAATACATTAGGAGTTGCAAAAGCAGCAAAACTTAGAAAAAATAAAAAACTGATGGATACTCGTAAAGAGATTTTAAATCTTTTTGATCAGTATAAAGATACAGGAGCTTTTGATGTAATTGTTACATATCCAAATGGAGTAACTAAGGTTGTTAAAGCTACAGATAAATTTCAAGGTGGTCACTCTTTTACTCAAGAAATAGAGAACCTACAACTTGATCATGCGACACAGCAAACTGTGCAAGCCATATTTTCAAAACAATTAGGTAAATCAATTGATCCAAATTCTGCTATTCAACCTTTAAAAGTAACTCCTGTTAATCCTGAGATGGCTGAAAAAGTAGCTAATAAGATGTTTTTATTAAGGAGAGAGTTACACAGGGAATATCTAAAAGCTGGGTCAGAGGTAGAATCAAGAGTTGTCGGAGCTAGAGCAAAAGTTAAAGGTAAATCCCCAGATAAAAAATTAAGTGCTGATATAGCTAAACAAAAAAGAATACAAACTATGGGTGAATTTTCAAAAGATAAACCCGATAATTTTTTTACTAAGAAGTTAAAAGCTTTTAATGAAGATACTTTTACTCCTGGTTTTAATAGAAA